TGCCTAATGATCTCATTTGCAAAGTCCTTAAAGCTAGCTTTGCCTGTAGTGACAAACTCGAACAGCTTATCCTCTAGGCCTTGGAATACATTCTTAGTGACACTGGCAACGCTATCAGCCAAGCTGCCAACCCCTTCCAGATAGCCGCGAATTCCCTTTGCAATGCCAAATGCTGCGTTGTTAGCGAGCCTATCCAGTTCTTTAAATTGTGCAATCAACGCATCAAGCTGTTCTTGCAATCGCTTTGCTTCATCAGCATTGCCACGGTCCTTTGCGTCATTTATCCGTCGCTTGAAATCATCAATTTCGCGTTGACGTGATTCAGCCTCGCTGCCCTGGATGGCTCCGATTACTGCGTATTTGGTTCGATTGCGAATATCAGCTAAAGCCTTTTGTTGTTCACGCGCTTGCTTCTTGCGTTCTTCCGTAATTTGCTGATCAATATCCAATAGCCTTGACCTCAGCTTTTCTTCCTCATCAGCCAATTTATTAGCGGCAGATTGAATGAGGTTTTGATCTTTCAGCTTGCGGTTTGCCTGGTCCTTATCAGCTGCGCTCTCTTTAAGTTTAAGCAACAGTTCATCGGTTACCTTTTTCTCTGTTAGTTTGCCTTCGAGGATCGCCTCGCTTTTCTGCACCTCTAGTGCCTTCAGGGTGTTGCCATTGGCTTGAAACTGGTTCTCAATTCGCTTTAGATCATTGATCTGCTTTACATCTTTGACATAGGCTGCTTCAAGTGCATTGCGAGCTGCGTCTAGTTCCAGCTTTTTTCGGTCAGCCTCGTTCTTCTCCTTGGCTCCATTGGAACCACCGCCACTACCGGTCAAGCCCGGAAGATCCCCACCCCCATCCTCATTGCCATTCCCATTCCCCTTGCCCTTTGCCTTCTTAACTGGCCCCTTGCCCAAGGCTTGAAACGCCACCACGGTGGAGTAAACACCAGGGAACATCTTGACGGCATTAGCCACGGCGCCGCCTGTACCCGAAATCAAATTGCGAATTGGTGCCGGGAGTGAGTTCCACCAAGCGGCGATAGTTTGACCAAACGACGCAAAGGCTTGCTTTGCACGTTGAGCGATCTGCCCAAATGCACCGCCAAACGCACTGGAAAGACTGGTGGCTGCTTGAACCCCAACAGATTTAATAGAACCCAAGGCGCCTTTAACTGCCTCAAATGCTGCTTTAGAGTCGGTTGCAATCTGAGACATTGCATTGCTGAAATCGTTCTGAACGATCACAACAACGTTGTCAACCCAATCCTTAAAGTCTTTGTTGTTGAGATAAAGAGCAGTGCTCAATGCTGCCAATGCAGTGACGCCAGCCAGTGCCCAACCCCATCCAGGGATCGCCAGGATCGCAGCGCTAATGGCTGGGATCTCTTCCAATGCAGCCAAGGCAAGCTGCACCCGCAACCCTTCGATCGCTGCTTTACCGGCCAAAAATGCAAGGTTTGCGCCACTGACGATGCCGGTGATTGGGCCCCAAGCAATGGCCAAGATGGCGCCGCCTACCGCCAAACCCTTGATTGCATCAGGCAATGAATTAAAAGCAGTCACTCCAGCCGTCACTGCATCAGTCACCGCGTCAAGTGCTGGCAGCAGGGCAATCAACAGATCAGCACCTAACGCACCGACCTTGCCACTAAGCACTGCCAGCTTGTCGCTATAGGCGTCAGCTTTTTGGGCAAAGGCTGTGGTCAGCTTGACCGACAACTTGTCGATCGCATCGCCGCCCAAATTGAGAAGAGGGATCAATTGGTAGCCACTCCGCCCAAACAGATCAACTGCTTTTGCTGCTTTAACACTGTCGTTGGGTAACGACTTGAATTTGTTGGCAATTTCAAGGGTGACCTGATCTGCCTTCTTTATTCTTCCGCTTGCATCAGTCGCACTAATCCCCAAAAATTTCAGAGCCTCTGCCGCCTTGCCCTTGCCAGTTGTTGCCGTCTCAACTAAGCCACGCGATAGCTTGACCAGTGATTTGGCAACGGTGTCAATATCGGTTCCACTGACTGCCGCTGCCTTTTTGAAACGACTCAGCGCCTCAACACTGACGCCCGTGGACTGAGACAGGTCGTTCAGTTTGTCGCCAGCATCAAGTGCACCCTTTGCCAGGCCCACCAATCCAGCAACACTGGCCAATGGGGCCAATGCGCCTAAGGCACCAGTCAGGCCTGCCGATGCACCAGCCAAACCACGAATCGCGCCTGTAACGCCCTTGGCCGTTCCCTCAACCGCCTGCAAGCCACGGTTCAAAGCGACGATATTGTTTACGCCATCAACGTTGGCCTTGATATTGAGGATGGCATCCATGTTCATTGCCATGCCCTATGCCCCCCGTTTTGCTATTGCTGCAAGGACAGCGGCTTCCATCACCTGAAGATCCTCCAACAGTGATGCCGGCTCGGTCACTGCATACAGTCTAAAGAGCCATTCCGCTGCCCCATAATCCAAACCAATCAACCCACTCATCCCCACACGCCATTGCGTTTGCAGCCTGAGGAACATCTCAACGCACTGCCAGTTGTCGTCCCAAACCTCAAAGTCAGTGGATCGCGTTAAGGCCTCATCAGTGACGATGTTGAAAGCCTGGGCAGCCTTCTCTAGATCTTCATCACCCTTCTCGCCACCAAGCCAGTGCTCAGCGGCTTCGATCAGTTTTTTCTTTTGGCCCCTTTCAGCGAATCAAAGAACGCCTCAACGATTGAGGCAGACACCGCAGGGACATTCAAAACTTGATCTTTAGCCTTCTGCGAATAGGGCACAGCATTGCCTTCGCCATCATCAATGCCAGACCAACCCACCAGGATCTCCTCAGCGATCTCAAGGTCAGTGATCAACCCATCGGTTTCTTCATCGTTTTGAACAGCGCGAAGCCGTTTGAGCACAGCCTCTTGGATCTCAACGATGCGTGCCTGGGTAGGGCGTTTGAACTCAGCATCAAAGGTCTGCTTCACAAACCTGCCGCCATCGGCTGGCACATCAAAGGAGACGGGCCAGCTATAGGTGTCGGACTGCTTTAGAACAAACGCCATGTGATGCGCCTAGGTAGGCGTAGCGTATCAGGTAAACGCCAAACTGAACTCATCATTCCCAGCAGTGGTGGGCACTGACACGTAGGGCAGGTTCAGCATCCGCACGCCATCTTGTTCCCCGTAGGCCGGGGTGGTGATGTCAGTTTGCGGGGAGTTGAAGGTCACCTTGTTGCCAGCAGTAGTGCCATGCAGGAAGGTGAGCCCACCCGTTGCGCTGCCCAAGGAGATCGCGAAGAAGTCCTTCGTCGCCAGCGTGGGCGCTTCAATTTGGCAAGACCCGGCGGGCTTGCGATCAGTGATGAGCACTTCACCAGTGGCGCTACCGACGAGCTGGCGGTAGACGGTGGCATTGGCCAGGTCAAAGTCAAACGACTGCAGCAGGCCGCTGTAGGAGAACAGCGAAAAGGCTGAGGTGTTTCCTTGACGGAAGACCAGTGGGGTGGCCTGGTTGGTGTAGGAAACCGAGACCGGCGAAACGTCCGTGGGGGCGTTGTAAATCCCGGTCATCGTGAAGCTGATGGTCGGGATCTGACCCACCTCGCATTTGATGGAGAAAGAACCCCGGCAACCAGTTACCAGATGGTTGAGGCCATCACTGTTAAAGATGATGGTGGCAGAGCTGAAAGAAGAGCTGACGGGGGCATACGTAACACTGGTTGCGGCAACGGTCGTCTCTGCCAAGCCGGCGGCCTTAAGCAACGGGGAATACCTGGGCGCAGTCCCTGCAGTGCCAGAGCCAGCCAGCTCCACCTCGAACTTGATTTCAACGTAGGTCTTGGCAATCAGCTGCTCAGAGTTGCCGAGATAGCCGCGCAGCAAATCCCTGCTGACCACATCACCCGCAAGAGGCGTCAGCTCCAGGTTGCGCACCAACACTGCGTCGGTATTTGCCGGGCTTGAAGAAGTCCCGTAGGTTGCCTCGCTCTTGGCGAGGATGTAAGTCTTACGCGCCAGCAAGGCCATCGCTCAATTCCTCAGGTTTGGGGTCGGAGGGTTGGGCCGGCTCTGTCCGCTCAATGAGCTTTCTCTTGCCGGTTTTAGGGTCGAGCAGGTATGAACCACCCTGACCCCAGTATTCATCCACAATCGTATCCATGGTTTTAGAGCGACAAATCAGAAACGGTGGTCCGATAGAGAACCCGGTAGTCGCACATCACAACCCCAGTGGGCTGATCGCTCTCTACCAGTTCAAAGCTCACGTTAATGGGTTGAATATCCATTGCATAACCACCAAGCGTGAGATCAGCTGTCAAGCGGTTGTGCATGTTTGACACGATTGGATCAGCCAACTGATCAGGGATATTGCCTCGCACGATCACGGCAACCCTTACCGTCAACCGCCAGGTGTAAGTGGGCAGGCTGGTGTCGATAGATGCCTCATCGTTGATGGGTTCCACCACCAAGGCAGGGCATTCGGACCTAGCGAAAGCTTCCACCCTGCTGCGATACACACGACCGCTGACACCAGTGGTGCTGCCTAGGGCGGTTGTAATGGCGCTCAGGATGTGCTCGCGTTTGCTTGTCATGTCTTCATCAGCGACACTTCACACATGCGGCCATCGTCAATCAAGCGCGTTTCGCGAACGGTGTAGGCCACACCATCAACGCTAATGCTGTCGTTGTATTTGAGGTTGCCAAAGTCTGAAGCTTTGGCTGTGAGTTGGTAATCAGTGCTGATCACCATCCCATCAGCCAGCACCTGGCCAGGCATATCAAGGATGCCCAATGCCGTGACGGCGCCTGAGGTGCAGCTCACCCCAAAGTCAGTGAGGAATGCCGATAGGTCTTCAGATAGCGCCATCAGCCTTTGCCTTGCGGGCGGGCTTCGATGCTTCGACTGGTTCCACCTGATGGGCCACCAGTTCCAGTTCCTCTTCGGTCAGTTCAAGCAATTCCTGGGGGCGAAACACTTGATTGCGAAGGTGAACAAAGAAGTTGTCGCGGACTTTGTATTGCATAGAAAGAAGGGGCGGAAGACCGCCCCCAGGAGAGAGCTACCCCTAAGCAAGGGTATGGCTATCAGGCAATGATGTCGGTGATAGCGGCAAACGATGCGGCGTGCTTAACAGCAATGTCGCAGGTTTGCATGGCGCGAATGTCCACGGAACCAGCGTTGTAGCCAGAGCCGTAGGGATTCGGAAGGATCTCCAAGGCGCCCCACATCCCGATCAAAAGCGAAGAGAAATCGCCAAAGATCAGAGCGGAGAGACCAGTTCCAGAACCTTTGGTGAGGTTGCTGGGAACTTGGTTGGAACGTGCCACGTTGTAGCCGTTAATTGCACCAGGAGTGCCGTTGGTGGTGACACCATCAGCAGCAGTCCAGAGGTATTCGCCGTATGCGGTTTTCAGCTTTTTGAGGGCTGCAATAACCTTGGCGTTGGTCATATAAGCCAGTGTGCCGTTCAGGGCGTTGGCAGTGTCCAGCTTGCTTTCCAGGCTGATCAGTTGATCAAGACCAGAGGTAGAGCCAGAGGCGCTATCGGTGAAGGCAGCACCATTGGTGCCCATGGCCACCGAGCCGATGCCGGAGGTGTTCAGGATCCCAGTCGGCTGACCGGAAGAACCGGAACCATTGATCGCAGCCAGGTCAATGCCCAGTGCCATCACCCTTGCAAGGTCGTTACGGACAACAGCCTCGATGTCAGGAGTGGTCTGCTGGAGAGCCAGGCGGCTGTACTGCGAGCGAGCGCCAATCTGCTTGGGGCTCATCGTCACGGTGTCAAAGGTGGCCTCTGCTTCCGTGATGCTGGATGCCTCAGTCACCCAATAGGTTTGGGTAGCGGCAGTGGCCCGAGGCAGGGACACGTTGCCAACCAGGCCTGTCAGCATGGTGGGGCCCAGCTGCATGATGAGTGCGTTGTTGCGCAGCACATCAATGAATTGGTTTGCAAGCAGGTTGGTAGCAACCAGCGAACCACCAGTGCCAGCAGCGCCGACGGCATAAGGAGCCCGCATCTCCAGGTTATGGGGCATGAAGAAACCGGAAGTAGCCTTGCCGGTTTGACGCTCGATCTCAGCAGAGATTTCACGCTCCAGGCCGGCGTCCTTCCAGTTGCCAGAGATGGAAGCGTTGATAGCGCGGACAACGCTGTATTCGCGTTGCTCTTTGGCGCTCAGGTCAACGTTGCCAGCGCCTTGATCAATGGGCTCCTGCTTCGCGCCGAGCTTTTCAAGGAAAACGCCTTGGGCTTCCTCAATGCTGCGACCAGATTCGACCAATTGGCGAGCCAGATCAGCTTGGCCAAACTTTTCGCCCCATGCGGTGATGGAGCTGATCCGAGAACGCTCAGCGGCGGCTGCCTCTTTGCGCTCGGAATCAATGTTGATTTCCGACATTTTGAATTCCCGTTGTTGTGGGTTTGTTGTGGAGACAGCGGCCTCCTGAGCAGGGGCATCTGGTATAGACACCTCTGTCTCATTATCGTCACTTTCTGATCGCCCAAAACCAACGTTTGGGTCGGCGGGGATTGCAACCACCGACAGTTCGTAAACTTGCCAGCGTGTTGCCGTGAAAGTGGGATTGTCTGAGCCTTCGCCGTCGCTATTCATCTCAAGGATGCGATAGCCAACGCTTACGTTGCGCATGATGCCATCTTGGACATCACGCATCACTTGTTGGCCCAGGTCGTTTTGGCTGAACCGTGCGGTGGCGTAACCGCGTCCGTCTTGCAACCAGGCACGCTCAACAACCCCAATCAGTTGGTTGGGGTCATGGTTGAGAAGCAGAGGGGCGCCATCATTGAGGCGCGAGAAATCAACCGCATCAGAACGATGGCTGAGCACCTCCGCTCCAAACCAACGATCGACAGGCGTTTCGCTGCTGAACGGGAACGTAATAGTGCGTGCCTCAGCGTCCAGGGTTGGGGCATCAATCCCCATCGACCGTTGCTGCTTGGGCAGCTTCAAGCGGACACCGCTATCGCGTGCAGCACCAGTGGGATTGGCAACAGTCATGCCAGGAACCTCAACTTGTAGATCGTGGAATCTACTAATAGTTGAATGCTATCAATCTCGTTTTGCAGCTCACTATCGGGTGCCACCTGATCGCGGTTGGC